CGCCTGCAACTGGTTCCTGTTCTCCGGTGCCCAGGCACCGACCCCCATCGCGCGGTTGACCGGGCCGACATGGTAGGCGAACTCGCTGGAACCGGGGATGAGATTGACCGATCGGATCGCCTCACGCACGCCGGGGATGGCGCGCACCACCTCGAAGGTGAATTGCGGGATGCGGTTGCCGTAGTCCGCCAGCGCCAGCCGCTCGAACACCACATAGGCCACGCCGCGATAGGCCGGGGCATGGGCAAAACCCTCCTTCGCCGCGATCAGCGGGTCGGGCATCTGCCCCTCATGGCCGGCGTGAACCCGCATGGCGACGCGCGTCAGATCGACCTCGCGGCCATCCGCCCAGACACGGCGCACGAAGCTGATCGGCCCCTCGCACAAGGCAACCGCGAGATTGGCGAAGTAGCTGTAGGTGGTCTCCTGCACGCGCTGGCGCGGCGCGCCCTTGCCGCCACGCGGGGCGCGGCGCACGTTGGTGACCATCTGCTCCTCGAAGCGCGTCGCCCAGATCATCTGGCCGCCGAGCTTTGCGCGGCCATAGAGCCGCGGCAGGGCAGCGCCTTCGCTGGACGACAGCCCCTCCATTTCCTTCAGGCGCGGCCCTTCGATGCGCCGGGTGGCTGGCGTGGCGAACAGCGCCTGATCCAGCATCCCGCCGGCGGCAGCGCCCAGCGCCGAGCCGATGGTTCCGCCGATGGGGCCACCAACAAGCGTGCCAATGGCGGACCCCGCCGCCTGAAGGACGAGCGTGCTCATGCGCGAAACTCCGGAAAGCGGAAGGCAGCAGCAAGGTGACGCCGCCACCAGCCGCAGAACGCGACCTCAGCGACGCCGGCCCCGTCCTGTGCATGGATCATCATGGTGTCCGGCATCAGCACGCCCACATGCTTGGCCGGCAGATGCGCACGCCAGCGGAACAGCATCACGTCGCCAGGAGCGATGTTGGCCACCTGCACCGACACAAGATGCCGGCGCGCAGCCTCGATCAGCGTTTCCGCGCCGCCGGCCTCGGCCCAATCCGGCGCATAGGGTGGCGGGATTTCGGGCTCATCGCCCCTCACCTCGCGCCAGATGCCGCGGATGAGCCCGAGGCAATCACAACCGACGTCCCGGACGCTGGCCTGATGCATGTAGGGCGTGCCGAGCCAGCCACGTGCGGCCTTGATGACATCAGCCGTCATCGGAACAGGCTCCCGCCATCCATGGCCATGCCGGAGTCCGGGCCGGCGATGCGCGCCAGCAGCTCGTTGCCGGGGATGTGCGGAAAGCCCCGGAAGTTCAGCGCATTGGCAAAGCGGTCCCTGCAGGTTGCATAAGATTTGTCGCAGCCGGGCCGGATCTCGATGCCATCGCCGGAGGCTGCGGCGGCGGGCGTTTCCAGCCACATCTCCAGCGCTGCCAGCCCGCCTTCCAGCGTATGCTGCCTGATCTCGACGACGAAGCCGTCATTGGCCCCACCCACAAAGCGCGCCCGGCCAGCCGTGAACGCGCCGGCCGCGAAGGCCGCAACATCGCCGACCAGAAAGGTGCGCCGCCCATCGCCTCCCGCGACAGTGACGGTGTAGGACGGCACGCTGACCTTGCAGCGCGCGTCACCCAGATCAGCCCCGCAGCGCAGGGTCAGAACGCGCCCGCGCTCTTCGTCGTAAGCGTGCGACAGCGTGCGGACCTCGGCGACAAAAGCCGTCTCGCCGCGCCTGATCTCGCCGATCTCCAGCACATCCAGCCGCATGCGCGCCGATGGATCGGCCCAGTTGATGATGAAGGTCTCGATCCGCGCTCCGTCATAGAGACCGCGCGCGATATCGGTCTCACGCAAGGCGGCGGAAGTGAGCGCCCCGATCACCTCGCCACCCGTCACAGCAAGCCCAAGTTCTGCGCTGACCTGCGAGGCCTCCAGCCCGGACTGCGCGGCGTAAGTGACGCCAGCGATGGTCAGATCGCGATCGTGATCGGTGAAGGCGAGGAGCACGCCGTCGCGCCGCGTCAGCGTCCAGCAGCGGGCAAGCGTTGTCGCCCCGCCGGCGAGATGCGCCGCCAGGTTGGCCGGAATGTCGCGCATGGATTCAGCCGATCAGTTCGATGAGCGGGATTTTCGGGATGACGCCGGCCTCGAAGGCCGACAACTCGATGTCGAGTTCGTCGCTGTCGAAGCGCACCGGCACATCGAACACGAAGCCTGCCGTGATGTTGGTGCCCACCGCCGGGGCGCTGGCGAGCGTGATCCGGCCCGTCGTCGCGTCCACGGTGAAGGCGGAGACCGGCAGCACCTGCCCTGCCACCGCGACCAGCACTGTGCCGGCGACAGGCTTCAGGATCGGGCGCACATAGGGCGCGTGCTGCGCACCATAGCGCTTGACGAGCTGGAAGATCAGCGTCGCGCCATCGCCGGTGCCGATCAACTGGTCTGTGGCAGTCGGTGGCGCATTGGCAGGCCCCGACGTCCAGTCGAGCCGGTCACGCCAGCGGAAGCCGAACAGCCGGCCCCGCCGCTCCTCGAAGAAGGCGAGCACGCCGGCAAGCTCTGCAATCGTCTTGACGCCATAGCCGGCATCATAGCGCCGGCGCGAATGAGCCCAGCGCGCGTTGCGATGCTCGCGGCCCGACGCCAGCGTGACGACATCGGTGCGGCGCACCGGCCCGCCGCGCGCGCCGCGCGCGATATCGAGCGGAAACCGGACTTCATGAAAATCGGGTGTTGTCATCGTGTGGTTGCCCTCACAGCCCGCGCTGGCCGCGCGCCACCGCCCGCGCCAGCGTCGCGGCCACATCGGTCTCGGCGCGGCGGAAACTCTCTGCGTCCGGCGTGGTGATGTTGACCGTGACGCTGGACGGGCGGGCTGCGCCACCACCTGCACTCACGCCCAGCCGGCCGTCGGCCCCGCGCGCCAGAGGCAGGATCGCCTCCGCGCCACGCTCGCCCATCAGGCCAATATTCCGGCCCGATCCGAAGTAAGTTGGTGATGAAACCACCCCACCATCTGCAAAAGCCTTGACCGGGGCTATATTGAATCCTGTCACGACTGACTTAAATCCCTCATTCAGAAAGTTGGCGAGACCAAGCTCCACCGGCTTGAAGGCCGCTTTCAGCAATGTTTCCGCAAGGCGCAGGCCAATGCTTTTCAGAACGTCCGAGAACCGCTTGCCCTCGACGACGCCATTGGCGAACGCGGTGGACAGCGCGCGACCGAAAGAGATGGCTTCGCTCCTCAATTCGGCCAACAACCGCTTCTGGCTGGCAAGATCAATATCAGCATTAGCATCAGCCCGTTGGGCTGCATTTATATTCTCCACTGTCATTCTCCTTCTTCTTTCACATTTATTGGGAGGATGTCGCAGAACGGTTGCAAGAGATGTTTATTCTTTTGAAACAGGAACCGTGATGGACGAAAAATTTGCCCGAGCCTCGGCAGGTTGCTTCGCTGAGAGCGCACGGGCTCTGGCTCCATTCCTCGCCCAGGGTCGCGCCGGTGAAGGCGTCGATACGGAAATACTTGTTTATCGCTTATGCATGCGATCGCATGGATACATCGTGACAGGCATGAGAACAGAAATTGTTCCAGCTGGAACAGATAGACGAAATCGCCCATATATATCACCCGATTACTGATTTTTATTTGTTGGTCAGATTACCTGCCTGCGACTATCTAGACCAGTTGACGTGGTCTTGACGGATGGATGTTTGGCAAACACTAATGCACACGGCAGATGATGCGAGGTCGCGCTTGCAAATGGCCCATCGATCAAGACCGAGGACCGTTGAAATCACCCATAGCGCGCCACCAGCGCCTCCATGTCGGCCCGGCCAAGCGCTGAGCCGCTCGCCAGCCCATTGGCGATCAGCAGCAGTTCGCGTGGTGTCAGTGACCAGAACAGATCCGGGGTCAGCCGCAGGCGGTTGAGGCCGAGCGCCATGGCCTCTTCCCAGGGAAAAGGCACCGGCGCGGCGTCCCCGCCTGCGGCGCTCAAGGGCGGGCGGTGCCCTGCGCCTCCTCGCGGCCCTCGCCCTGGCCGAAGGCTGCGGCCAGCATGGCCACGATGGCGGCGACCAGTGGTTCGAGGCCGGTATCCGGCGTCATCTGCGCGATCTCATCGTCGCTGAGCGGATCGCCCGCGCCTTTCAGGCCGATGGCAACGATGCGCAGGATGTCGCGCGCCGACAGCCGCCCGGACGCCAGCCGCTCGGCCAGTCCGGCAAGATCGCCCGCCTGCAGCGCGTCTTCCAGTTCCGCCAGTCCACCGAGGGTGAGGCGCATGGCGCGCCGGCGTCCTCCGAGTTCGATCGCAACCTCGCCGCGATGACGATTGACCATGGGCGTGCTCCTCACAGGGCGGTGAACGCGAGCGCGCCAGCCGATTCCAGCGCCATCTCGAAGGTGACCTCACGGTCGTGCTCACCGCGATACTCCAGCGTGGTGATCTGGAAGCGGCCCTGGATGCGCCCGAAGTCCGGGATCACGATCTGCCAGTCGCGGATCTCGCCATCGAAGAAGATCTGCCGGGCGAGCGCGTCGGAGGCCTCGTCACGGAACACGCCGGCCCCGGTGATGGAAGCGCGCCGCACGCCAGCGCCAGCCAGCAGCTCGCGCCAGCGGCCGGCGGAGTCGGCATGCGTCACGTCTACACTCTCGGCATTGAAAGCGATCTGACGGGCGCGCAGGCCCCCGATGGTGGTGAACTGGCCGGGCGTGGTTTCGACGCGCAGCAACAGGTCCTTGCCTCTCTGGGCGGGCATGGGGCTCTCCTTCTGGTTCGGGAAACGGTCAGGCGCGCTCGGTGACGGCGCGGAAGATCAGGGTGACGCGGCTCAAGCCCGTCTTGTCGTCGCGGGCGAGATCGAGCCCGGTCTGGCGCAAGGTGATCAGGACATGCCCTGCGGGT